ACAAGCCTTGACGACATTGACGGGGCAACTGCTGACAGTGTTATGCGCTCGCAAGGCAACAGCTATCAAATGATTGATCGAGACTTTGAGCTGGCTTCTGGAGCCTTTCTAGCAGACGTAAACAAGTCTCTAGTTACTAAAGCCACAAGCAGTAGCAACTTTGCTGGCACTTACCCTTTAGCCGATGGTTGCGCTTTGCACTTTGGGCGATTGATTGGTGGCGAGGCTAACGGCAGCACCGAGACTATTGGAGGTTGCCAAATAGGTTTTGAGGTAATCAGCAATAACTCGTTGCTATTCACACGGGCGGGGGCAGCGACAACTACAGGGCCAGTTATTAATTTTTACGGTTGCCTGCTGGAATCAAAAGCAACTGGCGGGGCATTGTTTATTCGATCGCCAGGGCCAATGCGAGCTATTGGATGCGTATCCGACGGCCCCATGGGTGGCAGGCTCTACTCACCTGCGTCTGAGCTGGTTGACACTCGTTTTAGCGGAAACACGTCTGGAGGCGTAGCATGGTCGCTCGGTGGTGCGTTTACACGCCCAATTGACAATGTATTCTTTTATCAAAACAACACGGCAATTAAGGCGTATTTAGGCTTTCAGGGCGTGTTTTCTAACACGAAATTTTCCGACTCAAACACCAACATTATTGACAGCGGACAAGCCACTTCAAGCCTATTGTTTTCATTTATTGATTGCACAACTTTCGCAGATAACAAAATTACAGCAAATAACGGTCAATTTGAGCAGCTAAAGTCGATCAACTACACGATTGCGGACAGTAACGGCACAGGCATTACTGGCGCGAAGGTTGCGGTATTTGATAACGTAGGAGACGAGCAAGGCGGTGGTGTTCAATTAAGCTCTAGCGGCACAGTGCCTTCTATCAACGCAAGATTTTTCCGAAAAGATCACGGGGCTGCTGCGGTTGACAAAGCGCCATTTGATATCCGTATTCGTAAATATGGCTGTGTATATTTAGACTTCCAAAGTGCGGTTGCGGAGCCAATCAAACAAGAGGTGCGCCTCACGGACAACGCCCGTATTGTGTTGGATAAGGCTGATGCGGCGGCGTTGACGGGAATTGACATCAATTTTAATACAAGCACTTTAACAATTACTGAAGATCATGGAGTGCAGAACCTTTACGACTACTACCAAAGGCAGCTTGAGTATGATGCAAAATTAGCATTCGTAGAGGAGTGGGTGAGGACTGGCGATGCTTTTGATTTGGCGGCATGGGACGTTGTTGTTGACGGTTGCACCTACACTGGAGACATGACAACTACGGGGACAATTACGCTATCAAATGGCGCTATATTTAATGGCACAAGAACAGACGTTAATGGAACAGTTTACCCTGATCAGCCTATAAGTATTACCAATATATCAACAGGTTCGCGCCTCCAAATATACAACGTCACCACCGACACGGAAACCGTTAATACTACCGTAGCGGGGTCAAGTTATACTTCTTCATACCAAGAGGGCGTAGACTACACTGATGGCGATACTATTAGAATCAGACTTACTAAATTAGGGAAAGAGGAGTGGGCTGGGACAGTAATTGATACTTCAGCAGGATTTAGTGTTCTAGCCTCTCAAGTAGATAGCGACATCTATAATGCGATGGGCGTTGACGGGTCTACGGTGACAAAGTTTCAAGCTGACTACGTTAACCAAGAGGTAGACTTAATCGTAGCAGGTGATTGGACGATGGCTGAAGTATATGCGTGGTGGATGTATAACCTTACAACCGAAGGGGGGATTCGTAACTTCTTTGGAGGTATAACAGCAATCGACGAAGCTAACTTCAGAATTAATAGTTCCTTAGTAAATTTATTTTTAAATAATCACATGCTAGCATCTTACAGGCAAAGTGATAATCGAAGATTATTTAGAGATACAGCAGATCCATACCCAGTGCGCATTCCAACAGCCAGTGGTTATGGCCTCGACGTAGTTTGGCGAAACACTATTTTAATTGCTGAAACTGATACTAGCGGCCTAACACCAAGCGAGTCCGAGAAATTAACAACGATTGAAAACCTTACCAAACTGATACCAGCAACATTATAAAAGTATAAACGAAGAAGAGTACTGAGAATACTTATTCCCTTCTAAAGATACACTGAATTTATTTTTAATTTTGTTAAATAAGACAGTAAAAAGGTAGGAAATTGTTTCTTATTATATAAATAATATTAAATGAGTTTAAATCTTATAGTTGAAACGCCGGCCCCAAAGGAGTCCTTTGAATATATCGTTGAAGAGGGTAACTCGAAAGGTACTCAAAATTTCTTTATTAAAGGCCCTTATATGATGGCTGAAGGTGTTAACCGTAATAAAAGAATTTACCCTTTGAATGAAATGCAGCGAGAGGTTAAACGGTATGAAAACTTAATGGTCAAGACCGGTAGAGCGATGGGAGAGTTAAATCACCCAACGACAGCTGATGTTGATCTTGAGAGAGCATGCCATTTAGTTACAGAGATGTCCCAGGATGGTAACGTATTTTATGGTAAGAGTAAAGTTCTCTCCACCCCTACTGGTCTAATTGTAAGATCGCTTATTAATGACGGTGTTAGGGTTGGTATGAGTTCTAGAGCTTTAGGTCAGTTAATCCCAGAATCAGGTCAAGACGGCGTTAGCCGTGTACAAGATTTTAAATTAGTTGCAATTGACTGCGTAGCGGATCCATCGTTCCCTAAAGCTTTCGTTAACGGTATTTTAGAAAGCAAGCAATACGTCGTTAATGCATACGGGCAGTTCGAGGAAGCATATGATAACTTTGAGAATACAATTGCAACTATGCCTTTAAAAAATAAAGACGAATTTTTACGTAAGCATATGTTGCAATTCATTAATTCTCTATAAATAATAATTACATGAGCAAAGAAGTTAAGACAACTATTAAAAAATTTATCAATAAAGTTATTGAAAAAGATTATAAAACTGCGCATGAAAATTTATCTAATGCAATTAGCGGTAAAATTAAGCAGCAGATCATAAATAATAATATAGACCTTTTTTAATCATGAATATTTCAAAAATACTAAAAGAAGCAACAGACGGCGCAATCGACGAAGCTGTATTAACTCAGATCGAAAATGCTTTTGAAGAGCGCTTAGCTGAGAAGACAAAAATTCATGTCGATAAAGCACTGTTTGAACAAGACGAATTATATACTTCAAAACTAGAGAAGCTTTTAGAAGCTATCGATGTTGATCATTCTAAGAAACTTAACAAAGTTGTTGAAGCTATTGAGAGTGACAGAACAGCAAAACTTAAAGCTGTTGTATCAAAGTACGAAAAAGTATTAACTGAAGATGCTGATACATTTAAAGAAGAGTTAGTTGAGTCAATCTCAACATACCTCGATCAATTTTTAGAAGAATCGATTCCTGCTGCTGATATTCAAGAAGCAGTAAAAAATAAAAAGGCAATTAAAGTCCTCGAAGGAATTCGTACCGATTTAGCCGTAGACGGTGCTCTTCAGAATGAGAGTATTAAAGATGCTGTTATTGACGGTCATAAACAAATTAATGAAGCTACTTCAAAGCTTGAGTCTGCACTTCACGAGAAGGGTGTTATTGAAGAAGAACTTATGACGATTAAGTCAAATCTTCTTATTGAACAGAAAACATCTAAACTCGATGAGAGAAGCGCAAAGTATGTAAAGAAAGTATTAGCAGGTAAGAGCCCAGAGTTCATTGCTGAGAATTTCGATTATACATTGAAGCTTTTTAATAAGAAAGAAGAGAGCAGACTTGAGAGCTTAAAAGAAGAAGCTCTGAAAGATACAGTAAAGGTAGATAGAGTGATTGCTGAGAAGGTTGAAAAGCCAGCAGCTGCACCATCTAACCCATATCTTTCAGAACTATCCAAATATTAATTTTTAATAAATTTAATGTTTAGGCTTTCCTGAGTTACCTGGATAAATCAAATTGATTTACCCTTGGGGTCGAACAAAATAATAAAGGAAAATATAAAAACTATGAATACAATTAAACCCTCACAGGCTTATATCGATGAATCAAGAGCAGCAGCTCTTCTTGAAAAGTGGGCTCCAGTTCTGGACTACACTTCAAAGAGCGTTGCAGCAATTGAAGACTCTCACACTCGCTTAAATACAGCTATGCTACTTGAAAATCAAGAGGCATGGTGTATTGAAGAAGCTGGTCCAGGCTACACTCCAACCAACGCTAATGCGGCTGGTAACGGTGGTGCAGTTGGTGACAACTTCCAAACAAATGGCCGTTTTGCAACTGGTACTCCAGGTACAGACAGCTATGCGCAAGGTGATTACCGTCTTCCAAAGATCTTGATCCCAATGATTAGACGTACTTTTCCCGAGTTAATTACAAATGAAATCGTTGGTGTACAACCAATGGCAGGTCCAGTTGGTCTTGCTTTTGCTCTTCGTTACCGCTACACAGGGGAAACTCTTGGTGAAGGTATCGATGGTAAAACAGGCGCTGGTAATACTCCAGGTGGTCAAGCTGGTATTCTTGCTGGCGCAGCCGGTCAAGAAGCTGGTTATAACTACTTGAATACTGCTTACACTGGTACATCAGCAGACTACCTCTCAGGTACTGGTTCATCTGACTACGGAGTTGACAAGCTCATCTCTGAAGCAGACGCTGGTGTTGCTGCTATCCTTGCGAATTTCGAAGTTACAGGTAATATTCCTTCCTTCGAAGTATCGTTCGAGAAAACAGCAGTTGAAGCTGGAACACGTCGCTTAGGCGCACGTTGGTCAGTAGAACTTGAGCAGGACCTTAAGAACATGAATGGTATCGATATCGATACTGAATTGACAAACGCTATGTCGTATGAAATTCAGGCTGAAATCGACCGTGAAATGCTTGTTAGAATGATTCAGGTCTCCCCCAATGCAGGTCAAGGCGCTGGTTATTCTATCTGGGCTCCTCAGTCAGCTGATGGTCGTTGGTTAGTCGAACGTAATCGTGATTTCTACCAAAGATTAATCATCGAAGCAAATCGCATCGCTGTTCGTAATCGTCGTGGTGCTGCAAACTTTGTTGTTGCAACTCCTCGCGTTTGCGCTATCCTTGAAATGCTCCCTGAATTCCAGTGGGTACCTGTTCAAGGCAATGTTAACACACAGCCTGTTGGTGTAGCTAAGATCGGTAATCTTGGTGGTCGCTTTAATGTATATCGTGACACTAGAACAGAAGGTAATAATGTAAATGATGCAGCTCGTCCTGAGTACGCGCTTCTCGGATACAAGGGACCAGAATTCTATGACACTGGTATCATCTATTGCCCATACATTCCGGTTATGGTTCAACGCACAATTGGTCCTAATGACTTCTCACCTCGCGTAGGCTTGCTTACACGTTATGGTGTTGTTGATAATATCTTTGGTGCTAACCTCTACTATCACACGATTCTTGTAACTGGACTCGGACAAGCATTCACTCCTGCTTCGCAGAGCGTATACTTTTAATCCTTGATCATATAAGATCTACAAACTTAAAGGGCTATTACGAAAGTAATAGCCCTTTTTTTGTTTACTGCTT